CGATCACCTCGACCAACACCATCAGCGCACAAGGCACCACCTCGCTGCCGATCAGCTTTACCGGCTCGACTAAGACTTGGAACGTCGGCGATGTGTTCACCATCGCTAGCGTGTTTGCGGTCAACCCGCAGACCCGTGAGTCCACCGGCTCGCTGCAACAATTCGTTGTGACCGCCGCTGCGACTGGTTCTTCGACGGCCACCCTGTCGATCAGCCCCGCGATTTACACTTCGGCTTCGGCACTGGCTACGGTCAATTCGTTCCCGCAAGCTGGCGCTGTTATCACGATGCTTGGCTCGGCTGCGACTCAGTACCCGCAGAACCTTGTGTACCACAAGGATGCGATCACCTTCGCCACCGCTGACCTGCTGATGCCCCAAGGTGTGGACATGGCTTCGCGCCAAGTTCACAACGGCATTTCTATGCGTATTGTTCGCCAGTACGACATCAACAATGACCGTCTGCCTTGCAGGATTGACGTTCTGTACGGTTTCTCGACAATCCGCCCGCAAATGGCCTGCCGTATTTTTGGCTAATATTCAAAGGACTTTTCATCATGGCACTTCCTCAGTCTGGCGGCGGTTATCAGCAGAACGATGGCAATCTTAACGATGTCATCATCAGCCTGACCAACGCCCCCGTTTCCCTTACTGCTGCTGCAACTCTGACCGCCGCACAACTTTTCAACGGTCTGATTTTCGTAAACAACGGCCTTACTGCTGCCACCGTAGCTTACACGTTGCCGACAGTTGCTGATTTGGAAACTGCGCTGGTCAACTCTGATCGAATTGGCACTACGTTCAGCTTTCGTGTGGTCAACCTTGGTACATCTTCTGCTACTGCCACCATTACGACAAATACTGGTTGGACGATTACGGGTTCGCTTACCATGGTCATTCCCGTTGCGACCAATGCTGGCGCGCTGCTTGTCGCTCGCAAGTCGGCGGCTGGTGCGTGGACTCTGTACCGCGTAGTCTGACGCAACATAGGGGGCTTCGGCCCCCTAACTCTAAAAGGAATCATCATGCCAAACACCAAATCGGTTGGCGTTGCGTTTAGCGATCCTGAGTTGACGGCAGGCACTACGATTACGGGCGCAGTTATTGACTCAACGTCAAGAGTTGCATCCAACATTGCCGCTGGCTTTTATGAAACGGCAGCAAGCGCAACGATTGCTACCACCGGCAACGCCGATGCGTATATAATCGTGGATGCTGCGGGGGTTTTAACTTCTGCACGTTTCTCAGGCACAGATGCTCTTGCTGCCAGCGACACAAACTACATCACTTTCACCATCACCAATTTGGGAACTACTGGTTCCGGCACGGCAACTATGCTTGCCGCTGCGGATGCCAACACAACCAAAGCAACTAATGGTTCAGCAATTGCTGCCAACGCTTTGCGGACGCTGACTCTCAACACAACCGCAGCTAACTTGGTTGTTGCTGTTGGAGATCGTCTGCGTGTCCGTGCAGCGGTAACTGGAACTCTTGCTAACACGGTGACGTTCCCGGTCTACAATTTGACTTTCACCGTTTCGTGATTTACGGGGGCTTCGGCCCCTGTAAATATATAGGAGTACAGAATGACAACCGCTGCGGATCAAATTTACGGGGCGTTGCGGTTAATTGGTCAGCTTGCGGAAGGCGAAGTACCATCGGCAGAAACTGCCAATGATGCGCTGTCAGCTTTGAACCAAATGATTGACTCTTGGAACACCGAGAGGCTTTCAATCTATTCAACGCAAGATCAGGTGTTTACTTGGCCTGCCAATCAGCGCAGTAGAACTTTAGGCCCGACTGGCGACTTTGTAGGCAACCGTCCAGTGTTGCTGGAAGACTCCACCTACTTCCGCGATCCGGCGACTAATGTGTCGTATGGCATCAAGCAGATCAATCAACAGCAGTACAACGGTATTGCAGTCAAGACGGTGACCAGCACCTATCCGCAAGTGATGTGGATCAACATGGACATGCCAGACATTGACATGTACGTCTATCCGGTGCCAATCCGCGAGCTAGAGTGGCACTTCATTTCGGTCACTGAGATTACGCAGCCTGCCAACCTATCCACTACGCTGTCCTTCCCGCCGGGGTACTTGCGAGCGTTTCGGTACAACTTAGCATGTGAGTTTGCACCTGAGTTTGGCGTTGAACCGTCGCCTACCATCAGCCGAATTGCGATGACCAGCAAACGCAATTTGAAGCGCATTAACAATCCCGGTGACATCATGGCGCTGCCGTACAGCATGACCGGCACACGCCAACGCTTTAACGTCTACGCCGGTAACTACTGATGAAGACCCCCATCCTTGGGGCGGCGTATACGGCTCGCAGCGTCAACGCTGCGGACAACCGTATGGTCAACATGTTCCCCGAGGTGGTGCCGGAAGGGGGCAAGGAAGCAGGGTTTCTGAGCCGCACCCCCGGCCTGCGCTTTCTGTGCGAGGTGGGCACTGGCCCCATCCGGGGCTTGTGGGTGCACAAGTCCTTTTTATATGTGGTGTCAGGCACTCAGTTCTACTCGGTGTCCACTAGCTACAACGTAGTCCTGCTCGGCACCGTTGCCGGTACTGGCCCCGTCAGCATGGTGGACAACGGCACACAGATTTTCATCGCGGCAGGCACTGCCGGAAGCTACATCTACAACACCGTCACCACTGCCTTTGGCGCGATCACTGACCCCGATTTCGAGGGGGCGCTGCAAGTTGGATTCTTGGACGGGTACTTTGTCTACATCCAACCTAACTCGCAAAGTGTTTGGGTAACAGGACTGTACGACGGCACTTCTATCGATCCGCTTGACTTTGCCAGCGCAGAAGGCTCGCCCGATAATTTGGTCGGTATGGCAGTCGATCACCGAGAGGTGTGGTTGTTTGGCGAAACTTCCGTTGAAGTTTGGTACAACTCGGGCGGCGCGGACTTTCCTTTGTCGCGCATTCAAGGGGCGTTTAACGAAGTTGGCTGCGGGGCTACTTACTCAATCGCCAAGATGGACAACAGCGTCTTTTGGCTTGGCTCTGACATCCGGGGACGCGGGGTAGTCTTTCGCGCCAATGGCTACGCAGCGCAGCGAGTCAGCAACCATGCGGTTGAATGGCAGATTCAATCCTACGGCAATCTGTCTAACGCTGTTGCGTTTACTTATCAGCAAGACGGTCATTCGTTTTATGTTTTGACCTTTCCATCGGTTGCTAAAACATGGGTGTTTGACATTACTACAAACTCATGGCATGAGCGGGCGGGGTTTGAGAATGGGCTGTTCGTTCAGCACCGCGCTATCACACAAGCTAATTTTGACAACGAAACTGTCGTCGGCGACTACGAAAACGGCAATCTGTATGCCTACGACCTTGAGGTCTACTCGGACAACGGTCAAAAGCAAAAATGGCTGCGCTCATGGCGCGCTATCTCCCCCGGCGACAACGATCTGAAGCGCACCGCGCATCACTCGCTTCAACTTGACTGCGAGGCGGGGGTGGGTGTGTCGGGCGGTCAGGTTTATCAGACCTTGCTCACCGAGTCCGCGCTGTCCATCGATACCGAGAGTGGGCTTGATCTGCTGTTGTACGATGACCCTGGCGTCGAGAGCGCCGACCCGCAGGTGATGCTGCGGTGGTCTGACGATGGCGGTCATACATGGTCGAACGAACACTGGCGGCACATCGGTAAGATCGGTGAGTACGGTCGGCGCGTCATATGGCGCAGGCTCGGCATGACCACCAAGCTGCGGGATCGCGTGTACGAAGTGTCGGGTACGGATGAGGTGAAGATCGCTATTATCGGCGCGCACTTAGAGGCGAGTCCGACCCGTGCCTAGTCCAACTACGCTCATTACGCCGCCGCGTGTGCCGTTTTTGGACGAGCGATCAGGGTTTGTCTCGCGGGAGTGGTATCAGTTCTTCCTGACGCTGTTTCGGCTGACCGGGAGTGGACAGAACACTACTTCGCTAGAAGACATCCAAGTTGGCCCGCCAGTGCAGCAAATTCTTGCTGAAAACAACGTGCTGCCGCTGGCAAGCACCGAGTTGCAGGCGCAGCTATCTACGCTTAAAAACGAGATTGAAGCACTTGCGTTAGTGCCCCCGCGTCCTGAGCCTGTCAGCCTGCACTACGCATCGTTCTCCGATACGACATCGCAGTCGGCTGCGGCGATCAACACGGCATACGCAATCACGCTGAACACTACAGACCTTGCCGAAGGCAT